GATACCATTGCACAGTTTTGTAGTGCTGCTGAGTTCTTCTTCTCCATAGTCATAGGAGTTCCAAATGCCCACATACCTCGGCCTGGTGGTGTCCACTTTAATTCAAACATTCTTTGGAATGCTTCTTGTGCTGACTTCTGAGCCTTGTAGTCATTCCACGGTAGGCGGTTTTCTTTAGCGTGATTCTTTTGAACTGAATACATACCCTCGATTACACGACGACAAACCTCATGCCATCTCTCTTTGGTTCCATCTTCCTTCATTCTTGAGTAAGTACGAATAAAAGTAATTTCTCCAAGTGAATTTTCTGCTGCATCTTTAAACCCAAATGGGCTTGCTTGGTTCTTGTACTTTTCTACGAAGTCCTCTGGAAGTTTAAAACTAAAAAAATCTGACATAATATGTATCGTCCTTTCAAAAACGGATTAAGTGTTAATTATAGCAGAGTTTTACAAAAAGCAAAACTCTCCACATAATGTATAGATTTAATCTTTACAAGGTTTGCCAGTGTAAATAATCTCTATATTCTCCGTGGCCAATAACTCTTGAATCAACCCACCAGTCTTCATGAAAAGATCTTTGAACTAAAGAGTATCCAAAAGAATCTAAAATTTCTCTTTGTGCATCTCTAATTGAATCATTTCTCCAATACATATTTGCATCATGCTCAAAAGTAATTAAAGTAAATCTATAAGTGTTTAGTGGTATTGCTATTAATCCTTGAAGTGTCCAATGGCTATTTCCAACTGGTCTTCCATAATTGTCATACCCAGCATCTATGTCTAATTGTAAAAAATCAATCTGCTTTGGAAAATTATTTTTTTCAAAGTAATCTGTGTAATTAAAAGAAAGTGCATCACCCATGCAAGGATTTTTTCTATTAGCGTTAAACTCATCTCTCATTGAATCAACTATTTCAAATGATACTCCAGTCCAATCATACTCTTGCTCTAACAAAAAAGTATTATTACCATTGCTATAGTGTGCTGCACCTAATTCTACATAATATCCATTTTTCTTTTTACCTAAGATATCAATTATAAACTGCTCTTGATGTGTTTTGTTATGCATTATTTAAACAACTCTCTCTTTAGTATGGTTGGAGATTCTTCTGTTCCGCGTATAAACACAGTTGAGAAGTATCTTATTGTATCATCTAGTACTGGAAGTGATCCATGAACTATGTGTCCTCCGTGAATATATAGTGCATTTGCTTTTGGTTTAATTGTAATTTTTAAATCTGGATAATCTAGTTCCCCGCCTGCATAGTCATTATTATAATATAAACAAAAGCCATAGCCTATATAGTATGGAAGATCTGGAATCCATTGATCTGCATGATGTTTAATAAAATCCCCCTTTTTATATCTTTGAAGATGTGTTTTATCAGGATAATAAGAGTATGACTCAAAAAGATTTCTCATTTTGTCATTTATAGAATCAAAAACATTTGCCGACGTAAAGTATAGGTTTTTTCCATACCAAAAATCTGGAGTATTGTTTTGGTCTTTGGCTGATTTATCAAACCAATCTTCTTCTGGAGTATTGTTAATTATGGCATAAACATCAAAAAGTTCTTGTTCTGTTAAGAACTCTTCTACCTCATACACATCTTCGTGGAGTTTATTTATTTTCATATTTTCCTAATTAAACTTACTATTATTTATATGACTTAATTCTAAATGATTTATATTCAAATGTTTTGGAAGAGATCCAACCCACCTAATGGACTCTGCAAGATCTTCTGCAGTTAGGGCATTTTCTTTCTTTTCAGTTTGAGTATCTATAGTACCTGGACAAATTTCTGTTACTTTGACCCCATACTCTGGAAACTCCATTCTCATAGTATCTATCAATGCCATCTCTCCTCTTTTTGCATTACTATAGTTTCCTCCACCTCTAAATGGAATTTTGCCACATAGAGATGTTATAAAAATAATTGTAGCAGAGTCAGACTTCTTCATTGAAGGCACAAACAATTGAGAAAGATACATGGGGCCAGTGACGTTTATATCATATGCTCTTCTAAAGTTGTCCATTGTCTCATTTATAATGTATGTTGGACCAGCACCACCACCAGCGTTATTTACTAGCAGGTCTAAAGTTATATCACTATACTTATCATAGAATTGTTTAATTTCATTAGCATTGGTTATATCCATTTGATAGACTTCAACACTATCGCTAATCAGGCTTGATACTTTAGATAGGTCTCTCGAAACAGCAATAACCTTATATCCATTTTCAGATAAAAGTTTGACTGTTGCATAGCCAACCCCTTTACTGGCTCCTGTGACTATTGCTGTTTTCATTTACATACCCTGAGATTTGTTAAGATCCATTCCATTATGAATCCAATGTCCAGGTACCATATATTTAAAACCAGACTTTACAATATGTGCTGTATGAAAGTATGGAGGAAATGCTGGAAATATAATAACGCTATTTGCTTTTGGCTTTAGTCCAAAATCAATTGCTCCATTTGCAACGGATACATCATAATCTAAATCTACTGCTGGTGCAACTCCTTTAGAAAATCCATCTGTGCTTGTCCAACCGCCATCATAGTCTTTTAGTTGAAAAGATATTTCTCCACCTTCACAATCATCATTTAGATACATAACAAGAGAATACCTTAAAGTTTTGTCTCCATCTAATTGATCAAAGTGTGCGCCCATGCCCATTCCAGTATTATATTTTTTTATATTAAAAGTTGGAAAAAGTCTTGGCTCATCAAAGTCTCCAAGCGATGTGGCATAATCTTTACAAACATTATAAAGAGTAGTTGTTATTGCATCGTAAATATATTTGCTTTTTTCTCCAACTTCTCCACTTACTCTGCCTATTGAATTAATATCAAATGTCTTTGTTTCACCATAAATAAAAGTTTTATCGTTAGAGGATGTCCAAGGATTCCAAATATTTACACCAAACTCATTACTTGACTCAAGAGAATCTAATTCTTTTAAGGTGCTTTGAAACTTATCAAAGTCATCTATTGCATCTGTGTAATAGTAAACCTTTGGATCTAATATTTCTTTATTCATTTTATTCCCCCTAGTACTTATTCTTTTTGTAGTGATCTTTTTCTTTAATAAAGCCAACAAGAACATATCTAATCTGTCCTTCTCCTACATGTTTAACTCCATGTTCGTATTCTTCATTGCCTGGAAAAAATACTAGCGTTCCTGCTTTAGGTTTTAATTCTATACCTAACTTTGGAAAAAACAGTTCACCATCTACATAATCATCATTTAGATAAATAATTGTAGCATATCTAATAGATGGGTCTGTGTGTTGGTCCGTATGTGATTTTAACTCTACCCCATGCTGCATTCTTTGAATTGTTGCCAGTCCACTTAAATGAAGTTCTGGATCTGAACTTACTACCATTGAGTTTAAACCTTTATAGAGTGGTTTAATGACAGGTTGTTTACTTATATTAAAATTTTTATCTTTCCAGTTTTGAGTAATTTCAAATTTTCCTTCTGCAACTAAATTATCTACGTCGCTTCTTCCAAACTTTTCTATACAAAATTTTGCTAAATTAGCATGATATTCTACTTCCCAATCTTCTTGTGAAGTATTATTTATAATACTAGCAAAATCTTCTAACTGCTCTTTTGATAAAAAGTTTTCAACAGATATTAATTGGGGAGTAATTTCTTCAATAGAATAACCTTTATCAAACAACTGCTTCTTAAAAGATTCAATCATTTTTACCATCTTCTATCTTATACTTTTTTCCATCTGCATCTAATTTCCAGCCTTGCTTAAGCAGGTCTTGCCACTCTGCTCTTTCAATTTCTTGTTGCGCTCTTGTCTCTTTCATTTCTGCTGCCCAAGCATCTCTTAATTCTTGTGGATAATCAGACTCTTCTCTGTCATCCCAGAAAGATCCTATGGTGTATCTTACTCCACTTTCAATCAATGATACTTCATGCATATTATTAAATCCCCCGTCAAAAACAGCAAGCATTCCAACTTGTGGCTTAATCTCTATGTTTTGATCTGGAAACTTTAATAGACCACCTTCAAAGTCATCATTTAAGTAAAGAAATCCAGCGTATCGACTTCTTGTAAATGCTCCAGATTTTCCTTTAGCATCTGTATTATCTGAGTGCACTCTTGCATACGCTCCTGGTTCCCACTTTTGTGTATGGTATCCAATCTTAGAAATTGTTTTTGGATCAAGATCGTGTACTGAAGCAATTGCTTCTGGCATTATTTTTTCAATATCTGAAAAAATAGTAGGAGATAATCCAGCATCGATTAATTCTTGATCATTATCTTGTGGCAATATGGAAGAGTATGACTCATAGAATGAAATAGGCATCCAAGTGATTCCACCATTATTTGCTTGAGCATCTAAAGCCTGTATCATTTTTACACAATTTTCTTTGCTTATAAAGTTTTCATAAACTACTATATCTTTTGTTAATCTTTTTTTATTATTTAGATTCATGATAGTCTTACTCCATTTTCTATTTCAGATCTTTGTGGGTACTTTTTTCTAAATTCTTTTTCTAGTTCTGGTTGCATTTCAAGCCAAGTTTCTTTGCCAAATTCTTTTTCTTTTTTATACCACTCATCTGTTCCACTTTGGTATTTTTGCCAATACATTCTTGATAAAAATTTATTTTTATTATATGATGGCATTACTCCGTGAAGATAAGGCTTTCCTTCTTCTGTAAGATATTCTGGATGCCCTGATGGAAAAACTAAAAGATCTCCTGCTTCTGGCTTGTACTTTACAAGTTTATCTCCCATAGCAAAGTCAACCTCTCCACCCTCATAGTCATCATTAAAGTAAATTGTACAGGTTATTATAAATTTGTATCCTGGGGCTTGTCCTTGTTCTGGCATATAATCTGAGTGATATCTCATCCCATGTTTTTCAGTTTCATTACTTACATGGTATTTTCCAATTGTTCCACCAGTCCATCTCCAAGTATTAATAGTATTTCCATTTTCATCTAAAGATGTTTCATTTAGGTCTATATCAATGTTGTATTTTTTAATATAGTCTTCTGTAACTAAATGAAAATTTTCCATCATTTCAATAGCAAAGTTTTTTTGATCTTCTTGAACTTGTGTGGTTGTTTCTATATTTTTTAAATTTCCAAACTTTTCTGACATAGAAAAAATAGGAACTATTGGATTTAAGTAGTCTCCAAAAATAGACCATTGTGTCCAAGGACTAAACACCCTATCTTCTGTCTCAATTAAAGAATCTGTTAAAACTTTGTATGACTTTGAAATATCTTTAAACATATTTTTATATACAACAATATTAGGATATATTTCTACTGCTTCAAGATTTTTATTAGTCATTTTATGGCTTCCTGTCTCCAGTGTGCTTTGTAATTTCCCAAAAGAAAGGGCATGTAAACCTTAATCCACTTTTTATTTCTGTTACTCCGTGAATATAGTTTTTGTCTCCTGGAAAAAAATAAGCAGCACCCTTTTTAGGTTTAAACTGTACTCCTTGTAGAGGGAAATATAGTTCTCCACCCTCATAGTCTTCATTTAAATAAAATAAACTTGATAGGTCATAGTTTGGAAAGTCGTTTGGTAATCCAGCATCTGGTCCATCATGTAGTTCTTTATCTGCGTGAGGTCTTTGAAATTGTCCTGGAAGCCATTTAACAATAGTTGTTCCAGTTGGGGTGACCTCTACTTTATAAAATTCTTCAATTATTGGCTTTAGTCTTTTAAATAATCCAGCGATTATTGGAGATATAGAGGGATCATTTTTATCTAATGTTGGTTGAGTGGCAACTCTGTCTTTCCAATAATCTGAATCATAAACAACTGTTCCATTTTCGTTTACATGGCTTTGTGTTACGTCCCAAATAGTTAAAGATTTTGCAGCCTTTTCTAAAAAGTCCATCTCTTCTTGAGTCATAAAGTTTTCTAACTCAACGATCATGTCTTTGCTATCTCCAAACCATCCAGAAGGAGTCATTGAAGGCTTTCTAACTACTACATTGTCTAAGTTGTTCATATTTAAATTATACCACCCAATCTATTTTTAGTGTTATCTTCTACTTTAAGTTTTAAAACTTTTACTTCATGGCTACCCAAAGACTCTTGTTTTTCATTTACTGCATCTCTATACCAATCTGTCCACTGACCAGAAGAATTGACAACTTGGGCTGCTTCTCCATAAGCAATATTTGACTCAATTCTTGATCTATCTGGATCTTTATAATCAACAATTTCTATTGTACTATTATTTAAGTTAGTCAAAGATATTGGAATTATTGTTGCTATTGGTGTTCCAGCCTTTATTGTTATTTTTTCATTTGCTTTTCTTGCCTTAATTGCTAGTGGAAGTGGATTGTCGTAGAATGATGTGCTGATTAGGTTAGACATTGTTTCAAAATCATCACTAAAATAGTTTACAGGGTTTATGGTAAAAAGACTAACTTCTTCTTCAGTTCTAAAAATTAAACCAGTATGAAAACTAATAGATGATTGACCTCTTCCTTCGTAAGATCCTTCAGGTGCTTTTATTATATCAATGTGGTCTGGGCTTTGATCATTAATCCCGTCCCAGATAAACTCGATATCATTAATACAAGAAAGGCTCCAACCAATAACGTTTGATTGTGTTACTGGAAAACATCTATATGCATGTCCTTCTGATGTTTCTTCCATCCAATCTCTTTTTATTGACATTGGTTGAACAACAAAAGAACATCCTTGTGTTTTTTCAACTGAAATTTTAAACATTAGTCGGCCTCTGCATTATACATTTCTTGAGTGTGGAACTTTTTACTATAATCTAACATAGTAACAATAGAGTACTTGGTTCCAGAAGTCACTGGCATTGCTTGATGAGGATACATAAAGTTTGATGGAAAAATAAAAAGATCTCCAGCATCTGCTTTAACTTTTAGATTTTGTAATCTAAAGAAAAGTTCTCCTCCTTCGTAGTCATCATTCGGATATGCAACCAAAGAAAGAGTACAGTTATATGAAAATCCGTGATCATGATGTTCCATAAAGTGTTGTCCTGGGCCGTACTTAATAAAGTTAAACGCCTCCCAGTACTTTAAATTATTAATATTATACATTCTTGAGTAGTCTTCAACCGCAGGCAGTTTAACATCATATAAGTCCTGCCACAAAGACTGAAGGTTTAGACTAATCTTGCTTTTATCATTTTCTATATCTGTTTTTTTAAACTTAAAATCATTGCAGTCACGGTATTCTGGCATTAATTGCTGATAACCAACATACGCTGGTTGCCATGCATATCCAGATGTA